GCTTTCGCGAGGTCGTCCATGACGGTCTTCCCCTGGGTGGCCAGGATCGTCATGGAATGAAGCGTCTCGGCCGTGGATTGGGCCGCGGCTGCTTCCATCTTGAGGAAGGGATCGACGAGGATCGAGGCGAGCACCCCAGCCTGGGCCTTCATGCCCTCCTGGGACCGGTCGATCGCGTTCTTCGAGGTCTCGATCGACTCCCCGATCCTCTTCTCGGAGTCGCTCAGAACGAGCCCCACGCGTTCCGCCTGGACCGCCGCGGCCTCGAACGCGGACCCGGCGAGCGGAAGCACCGCCAGGGCGCCGCGGCCCAGGAGATCCACGGCGATCTGGGTGCGCGCCGCCTGGCTTTCGATCGTGCCCAAGCCCTTGATCGCCGCGGCGAAGATCTCCCCGGAAGTCTTGTTCCTGAGATCGTCGACCGAGATCCCGAGCTCCTGGAAGGCCTGCTTCGCCTTCTCGTTGCCCTGGAGGGCCTTGATGATGTTGTCGTTCAAGAAGCGGAAGGAGGGCGTCAGGCTTTCGACCGAGAGCCCCATGTTCTTGAGAGCGGCATCGAACTCCTCGGTCTCGCGCGAGGTGAGCCCCGTCTGAAGCCCCAGGACCTCGACGTGCTTGACGTGGTCGGCGAGCGCTACCGAGGCATCGACCGTGGCCTTTCCGAGGACCGCCACCGCGGCCGCGCCCGCCGCAACACCAAGGACCATGAGGCCCGCGGTGCTCGTCACGGCGGCGATCGCCGATTCGAACGTGGAGAGCGATCCTGCCGCGGCACCGACCGACCCGGGCATCTGGGAGAAGGTGGCGAGGACCTGCTTCGTTGATAGATTCGTCTGCGCGAGGGCGCCCTCGAGGCGGCCCTGGGCGCTCGTGAGCGATCCGGCCGACGTGGCGACTCGGTTCTGCTCGGAGGTCAGTCCTTGAAGCTGGGTACGGAGGTTTTCGAGAACTCCTTCGGCGCGATCGATCGCCTGGAAGATGATCTCGACGTTACTGGTCGCGTCCGCCACTCACCCTCCGCTTCGACTCCTCCCACTTCTTCCGCGCGAGCGAGTTCTTTGGCAGCTTCTGGATCATCTCGTCCATCCGGTCCAGCTCCACGGAAGGATCGTGGCGCCCTTCCCCCTTTGTCTTGGCGCTGGCCGTGACCTTCCTTATCTCCTCGAGCTCGGCCGCGTGGCCGATCGAGGCGATATCGAGACAGAACGCGAGATCCACGGGATCGAGCTTCATGAGATCGCACGGCAAGTAGCCGTAGCGCTTCCCCAGGAAGTCGAGCTGGAGCGGGAAGAGGCCCTTCGCCTTACGCGTTGACGACATCCGCCGCCACCTCGGCCTTCTTTGTTCCGAAGCCGAGCGCCTCCGAGATGCCCGTGAGGTAGTCGGCGAGGTCCTGGTCGGAGAGCATGTTGACCGACATGAAGCCCTGATCGCTCTTGCCAGCGGGTTCGTCGCGGAACTTCGGAGCTACCGAGGCCTCGATAACGCACCGCTGGGTCTTGGCGATGATGCTTGCTCGCGTGCTCGTATCGATCTCGGCCACGACACCGTTATCTCTGATGAGGCTCGGTACGCCCTTCCAGATCGCTACCCACTCCCCGATGCCGAGCGCTCGGAATCTCACCTTGAATCCGGACGGAAGGATGCGTTCGCGCTCCGAGAGCTTCGCGTACTCCTGTTCGAAGTCGTACGCCTTGCCCGACCCGTTCGTATCGCGCTGTTCCATGTGTGGCCCCCACTTCTCGATTGTTGATTTACGTGAGCGTCGTCTCCACCAACGACAGATCGGAGAGCGTGTCCGGGAAGATGTTCAGCCCGAACGAGAATCCGACCGGGCCGTTGTTGTCGACCTTGATCGAAGGCTGGTCGATGACGCCCGGCTTGACCGATCCCGTCGCCTTCAACTGGAGCGCATTGTTCGCATCCAGGTAATACTTGGCGCTCAGGTCCTCGGTGATCGGGATCGGAGAGTTCAGATAGTCGGCCATGATCGAGACGCCGTCCGTCGCCGACACGTCGTCGAAGTCCATGTCGAAATCGACGCGCGAGGTCGGATAGTCAGTGCGCGTCGGGATCTTCAGCTCCAACCCGGATCCGGTGCCCAGGAAGGGCTCGAATCGCAGATTGTTGTTGAGCGTATACGTGCACTTCTTCGGCACGATCGAGGTGGTCGGCGGATTCGCAGCGCCGACGTAGAGCCCGGCATTGGCCGAGGCGTACATATGCTCCCAGGTCGCGAGCGATCCGGTCACATCCACGAAGGAGATGGGCGTCGAGACCACCATCTTCTGGCCCACGCCAGAGATGTCGAACTGGAGAGGCTTGTTCGCCTCCATCACCATCTGGAACTGATTCACGCAGCAGTCCTGCACCATGTAGGTCGCCACGTTCGTGAGCGTGTGGCGAATGGTGAGACCGTGGTCGTAGAAGGTGCCGGCCGGGGTGCCGTCCGTCCCTCCCTCGATCGGAGGATTGTTCACGGTCATGGTGTGCGTGAACGGCCCGGCACCGGCCTTGACCCGCTTCTTGAAGACCGCGGTGAAGATCGGGAGCCACACGGTATCGTTGAAGATCATCTCGAAGCTCAACTTGAAGTCCACAAGCCCCATCGTCCGCCAGAGTTGCCCGGCGCGCGGCATGACGGAGGCAGTGGTCTGCCGCGGCTGCATGGCCTGCCGTGGCGAGAAGACCGGGCCCGCGCGGAGGTGCGAGGCCGTGATCGCGGGCGTTACGGCCGTCCCGAATACCGTCTGCTGGCCGAACGCGACATTGGATTCATAGCCGATTGCAACGCCCATCAGTCATCGCCTCCCGAGGGAACGCCGCCGAGGGTTACTCGATCCGTTCCCGATGCCGCCTTGGCCCCCCCGGGCCCATCCGCTTCCTTGAAATGCTTCGCGCCGTAGTTGCGCGCGTCGTGCATCGGCACCTCGACCAGCTTGATCTTCCGCTCGCCCGTCTCCTCATCGACGCCGTCCGGCCATTCCCGGAACTTCATCTGGAGGAGCTGATCCGCCAGCGCCGCGGGGCAGTCGACCGGCTCGCCGGGATCGCCCTCCTTCTCGCCGCGGACGAACTCGTAGAGCGCATTCTCGGGCCGCCACTCCACGACGATGCTTTCGTCCGGGCCGAGGTAGACGATCCATTTCCTGGCATTTCCCATGTGCTCCTCCTAGAACGTGGCCCGGTACGTGATGTCGTAGAGGCTTCCGAAGATGAGAGCGCCGACGCCGCCCGCCGGCGTCATCGGTTCGAAGTTCGCGGGAAGCCCGGTCTGCGTGTTCGCCGTGAGCACGCCGTATTCATTGACCGCCCCAGCGGCCTGAGGATGGTTACGCATGGGGTTCCCCAGGGCGATCCGGTCGATATCGTCCCAGAGCCGCATGGCCTTCCTCTGGAGATCGCTCTCGAAGCGAGGACCGCCCCGATTCGTATTGAGCGGCTGCGATACGAACCCGACCACGAGAGCCCGCATCATCGGACGGCGCTTGTGTGAGTCTCCTCGCTCGGACGCCCCGAGCCCGAAGAGCCAAAGGAGCGCCGCCGGCGGCTTCTCCAGCATGATTCGCTGGTAATCCAGGTAGTGGTAGTCGGGCAGCCCGACCGTGGCGATGTCGGTATAGAAGGGGCTTCCGGCGCCCTGCTTCGCCTTCTTGGACGTCGAGATCCCCGCCAAGTCCTCGAGGAAGGAATTCGTGATGTACTCGCATTCGGGGATGTCTCCTACAGACATGTCGTCACGCCGCCACGCCGAACGGGAGGCGACGCTGCGTTCCGTCGAATCCCTTGAGCGCGTCCGTGTTCACGTACTTCTGGAATTCTTTCGCGAAGGCCAGGTTCTGCTGGGCCGAGAAATCCACGAGCTTCCGTCGCGGCAGATAACCGCCACCCAGCTGGTGCCAGATTGCATAGGGGACGGAGGTCCCAATCCTCATCTGCATGGGCTGGGAGGCGTCGAGGATCGAATCGCTGGAAGTAGCCACCAAAGAAGCGCGCAATCTCCCGGTCCTCACCATGGTGGGCTGGCCCGGATAGTGGCGACTCTTCCAGGCTGCATAGCGGGGCGAGAGAGGCGCCCAGCCCCCGGCCGGCCCCATCCCCTCGGCGTCGAACTGCGCGATCTCCATCCCGCGAAAGACCTCCGTGAGCCGAGGCCAAAGCGGCCGAAAGTCCGAGACCCTCTTCAAGAGGCCCTGGATCGCGAAGTCGAGCTCGCGGGTGCCCAGGATGTCCATCCGGAGCGCGAACATCAGAACTTCCTCGCCGTGGTGAACTTGGGCTGGATGGTTTCGTCATCCGCGTTCTCCTCAGCATCCATCGTGTAGCTCTCGGGACCACCCTCCGTCGACACGGTCCCGGTGTAGGTGCCCGCGCGCATCAGCACGAGTGCCGCCTCGAAAGCCTTGATCCAGTTCTTCCACTCGGGCAGCTGCTTCGGGTCGTAGGCCATCCCGCCCCGAATGGAGCTCATGTACATCGCCGCAACGGTGAACCGGCACAACAGGTCCAGATCACCGAGCAGATCCGGGTCGACGACCGGAAGGTCGACATTTCCGATCGAGAGCGCGACGTTGACGCGATTCGTCACCTTGCTGATCATCTCGGTGACCTTGGTAGCATCGACGTCGTCGATCTTCACACCCTCAGGCATGACCGCCCGGACCGACGCGATGGTGGTGTAGTCGGCCATGTGCTACCGCTCCGTCTCCTTGCCCGTCTCGTCCGTGTGAACGACGGTGATCCCGCTCGCCGGCGCCGCCGCGGGCTTCGCGGGCGTTCCGTCGGCCTCGGGCTTGGGATCGGCTCCCTCGAACTTGCCCGGGTAGCGCTTCTTCGCAGCCGCATGCTCGGAGACATCGATGGAGACTTTTTCGCCCTTCTTGTAGAGCTGGCCTCCGATATCCCAGCCCTCTTCATCGATCACCGTGACCTCGACGCTTTTCGCGAGCGTCATCCTCTGGCCCGGCATCACTTCCATTCCGTTCGGCGTGAACTGTTGTGGCACGGCCTAATCCTCCTTTTGGTCCGGCCCGGCCCGGGGCCCTCGTAGTCGCCCCGGGACCGGATCCGGTATCCCCGATCGCCGTGCTTCCTAGACGGCGGTCAGGACGTCCTTGATCAGATACGCTGCCTTCCTGGTCGTGATGTTCTCGTCGACCTTCATCTTGATGCGGAACCAGTCCGCCTCGGTCTCCTCGGTTCTCCACCGCGGAGTGATGTGCATCGGATCGGACGTGAACGTCTTCGCGAAGCTCAGAGTCGTCGTCGTCAACGCCTCCTCGATCCGATAGACGATCAGCGAATCCGGCCAGATGTAGGTTCCCGTCACGTTTCCGATGTCGACCGTGGTGGTCTCGATCGCGGCGTCGTAGACCATCGTGGCCACGTTCACCACGGGGACATCGAGCCACTGAGCGATCAGATCCGGCGTGATGTTTCGGTTCGTGACGGCGAGTACGTACTGGATCGCGTTCTGGAGCTGGATCGCACCCGATCCCGCGATCGCGGCATCGTTACGAAGGCTCTTGTAGATGGAGCGGCCCATGACGACGCCCGTCGGGGACATGCCGATCCCCTTCTGAAACGCCTCGGTCGCCCCGTCGATATCCGCCTTCGGGGTGGCTGCGGACTCGTCCCACTGGCGGTTCGCCGGTGTGGTGATGTCGAGATCCGCGGTGAGCGCGGCGATCGCCGCCTGGATCCGGACCTCCCGGTCCAGGAGCAGCGTCTTCGTCAACGACTGGGTCACTTCCTCGTCGAGCGCCGCGCCCGAGAGGTTGTTGTCGCGATCGTCATCATCGACGGACGATCGGAGCCCGTACTTCTTACAGGCGAACGTGGCCGAGCTTGCGCGGATGCGCATCTCGGGCGTCGGCGCGCCCTTGGCCCAGAACGTGGAGCGATTACGCATCACGTTCCCCGAGCTCCAGATCAGATACGTGCCCGTGTCGCCCGTCACAGGGACGGGCGGGAAAAGCAGGTCGGCCACCGCTCCTACCGTGTTCGCGGCTCGAAAGGACATCGCGAAATCCGTAAGGAAGGGATCGACGGGTCTTGCGGTTCTAATTCCTTCCAACATTGTCGGATCCTCCTTCCTTTACGTGATGTCCATCTCGAAGAAGTTGATGTACAGCGGGAACTTCTGGCCCGCTGCGGTGGTCGACTTGAGCGCGAAGCCCCACACCCAGTTCGCTACCCCGGGCGTGGCCGTCTTGACTGCGGCGATGAACCGCCCCGTCGCATCAACGGTGACGGTGACGAGGGCCGGGTATGCGGCCGTGATCGCGGCGCCGCAGACGGCCTCAACGATCTGGCCGGTGCGGGCCGCCACCGCTGCGAACTCGTTCTGCTTCGGAACGTTCAGAAGGATCCCGTACGGCACGTGCGTCTTTGCCGTGGCGAGGTTGACCTTCTCGTCCGCCGTGAGGGCGACGCCGAAGCCGACGCTCCCCTGCGTTGCGTTCTGCCAGGGGTATGAATGGGGAAAATCAGAGACAGCGATTCCTGCCCCCATCAGCCCTCACCTCCCCTCGAGCCGCCGCGCGTCATCGACATGCGGTAGGCCTGATAGAGGGCCGGCTTCTCGTCGAAGACGAGCTTCCGGGCGGCCGTGAGTTCCAGCTTCTTCCCCGCCTTCACCGCCGCCTCGACCTTCTCCTGCGCGAGACGATCCACCTCGGCCACCGTCACCGAGGTCGTACCGCTCGCCGGCGAAGCGCCCGGACCGCCCAGGCCGCCGTGTCCCACTTCGGACGCGAACTTCGGATCCGGGGGGATTTCGTCCAGAATCTCCTCGCAGCCGACCGGATCACGGTCGAACCGCGCCTTCCACTGCTCTTCCTTCTCCTTCTTGATCCGACCGTCCTTGAGGGCCGCGGTGATGACGCGCGTGCGCGCGTCCTCGTGGGCCTTCTTGGTCGTGGCCTCATAGCTGTCCGCCACCTTGAGGAGGCGATCCTTCTCCTCCAGCGTGATGGTGGTCTCGCCCGGCTTGGGCGCCTTCTCGGCGAGGGTCACGAGCGACGCCAGCTTCTCGTCGATCTCGGCGTCCGTCGCCTTCTCGGACAGCTTGAGCGTCTTGGACAGTCGGAGGCGCTCTTCAGCGCTACGAGCCATCGGCTCCTCCGTGCTGCGTGCTGCACCAGGCCCCCCGGGACCTGCTTCCGCATCGGACCGGCTCTCCCCGCCTCCGGATCCTCCCTGCATGCGGCCTTTCCTCTTCTCGCTCATGCCTTGCGGGGCCTCATAAGGCTCCACGCCCTGCGAGAAGTACGACACCATGAAGCCGGCGGCCTCGAGCTGATCGATCGTCGCCGCGAGGTCGCCCTGCTGATCTGCCACAACTCCGATCGTGTAGAAATCGATGCAGGTCACCTCGAGGCTCATCCCGTCGAGGATCCGCACCGCCTCGGCCGTCGCCATTCCGTCCGGCTTGATGACCGTGATGTAGGACTCGGGCCACATCTCCGCGAGCTTGATGAGGGCGCCCTTCATGCGGGCGTTCGCGGCCACGGCGATGAATCCCTGCATGCCGTCGAAGTAGGGAATGTTCGTCATCGCACCGCCGATGACCGTCATGCCCTGGACCTTCGCGGTCTCCTTGTTGAAGTAGACCGGGTACCAGGTAGGCGAGAAGAGCGCGTACTCCTTGTTCTGGAGCGCCAGGTTCGCGGCCGCGTTGACCTCGTAGCGCGCCTTGAGCAGGAGCACCCTGTCCGGATGGTCCTCGGCCTGGGCGGGCTCGATCCGCGCGCCATCGAGGGTCTCGATCCAGAGGTCGGCCATCCAGCCGGCCGCCTTCTGCTTCATCACGTCTTCGGTGTCGGCGTCGGTGATGCCATGGTTGTAGTCGAGGAAGGGCTTCCTTGAGGAGTTCCGGAAGTTGCGGATCGCCTCGATCAGGTCGGCCTTGGTGATGACGATGTCGCCGTACTCCGGATGATCCTTCCAGAGCCCGGTGCGGCAGTACTGGACCTCGTAGATCCCGTCCGGCTTCCAGTCGGGAAAGACGTCCGACACGAAGCAGGTGACGAGGCGGAACTCGGACTTCTCGACGGCGAGCTTGTGGAGATCGGCCCAGCGCGCCGAGAGGTTCAGGGCGCCGTTCGCCGCGCGGAAGGCGTCGGTCTCGGAGGAGGTGTCTGAGAACACCTCGTTCCAGATCGCCATCCACTTCGCCTGGTCCTGATCGCTGCGGCGTTTCAC